CCGGAGAGGTCCGCCTTCATGTCCCTCTCATCACAGACCCAGGCCTTCTGTGTCATGTGATTGCCCTGGGCATCCACGGCCTTCGTGAACTTGTGGATCGTATTGATCCCCGTGAAGACCAGCTGCTGGCCCTGGCTGTCAGTACCCGCGTTCTCTGTCTGAGAAGTCTCCGCCGGCGAGGCAAACGTCCCCTTTAGTCTCCAAACGTATCTGTGTGACCCGTCGGTGAGTTTGAGACGATAGCCCAGTGCAAGATACGGAGGAGTGCTCTCCCCGTCCATCAGACCGCCTGTCGACGCATCGATCTTCTTGCCGGTGATGTGTGCCAGCACGGCCAGAGGAAGCGCCGGGACGCTGAGATTGATTGTGTCGGCACCTTCAGCGTTGATCGTCAGCGCCGGGCCGTTGTTGTAGTACTTCGTCTCGCTTGCGGTGGCCACGGTCCTGCTGATCTCTGCGACAGGTGCAAGGAGTTCGGGAGTCCCGGTGATGTACCCGTGGCCGCTGCCGACTTCGTTGTCGTCGACCAGCACTTCCGCGATGTACAGCTCGTCGGTGCCTCTGAACTCATCGACATATGTATTTCCGCTCATATTGCTTTATTTCCTTTCGATGTAATAAAGTGCCATCCCCTGGCCCGTGTGAATTTCGGGATCGTCCACGGGGACGTCGTACCCGCTCGAAGTAACGATAAAATCCGCCTGCTTCAGCACGGGCTCTGCCAGCTGCATGACCGTGAAGGTCCGCGCCGGATCCGTCGAGTAAAAGTTCAGGTCGATCCCCCAGACGGCCCGCACGGACACGTTGTTGTAGTGCCGGTCGTGTGGCGTGCTTGTCACGAAGTACGTGAAGTACTCCTCCGGGATCGCATCCTCATCGGACAGAGATCCCTGGAGATACACCGGCACCTCGAAGGTCTCTTCGAGTGCGTCGATCAGTATATCCCGGACAGTTTTCGGATCTGCCATCACTTTTCCCTCGCTAAGTCTAAATATTTCTGCAGGATCTCTTCCTGCTTCTGGTGTACCTTCTTTTTCGTCGTCGGCCCGGTGATTGCGTTGACGATCCTCGTATCGGGCTTCATGCCTTTGTTGTTGCCGTAATAGATGAACCGGCTGTGGATGTATCCCGCCAGCGTCTGACCGTGCTTGGATGAAAAGCCCACCGGGATCTCGGCCCAGTTAGGCCCGCTCCACTGCACCGGCATGTCGCCGTCAATGATCGACTCGTACATGGCGCCCTGAGCGTAGCCCTTGAGGCCCGTGTTCGGGTTTTTGTACGGCGCGGCCGCTACCTTCAGCTGCTCGGTCACGACGGCCTGCGTCGCTTCCAGCGCCTCAGTGACTGCACCGTGCAGATCTCCCTCGGCTCTGTCGATCGCCTGGGCGAGATCCGCGAAGCCGGTGAACTCCAAGCTCATCTTCGTGGCCATCAGGGCTGACCTCCGACTTTCCTCAGCCTGAGCTGCAGGAACTGGTGACGCCGGTCGATGTCTTCCGGCGTCGCGATGATGTCATAGGTCTCGCCGGTATCGACCAGGTATATCCGGCAGTCCGCCGTGATGTCCGGACGGTACCAGGTATCCACCGTGGCCGTGTCGACCACGATATACTCCCCGTCCCGCTCAGCCTCGCTTCCTCCGAAGGTACGGAAAGACCCGAAGAAGCCGGGAGGCTCATCCTTGGGATCCTTCGGGTTAGGATCCGGGAAAGTTTTCTTCAGCACTCCGCTGATCCTGGACGTCACCGGGATCAGGAGCTTCATGGGCACCGTGAAGGGTGTCGCCGGTCTGTATGCCATGCCCTCACCCCTTCAGTGCCAGCTGAGCAGCTCTCAGCTTGAAGTATTCGCTGAGCTTGCCGCCTCCCGCTTCATAGTTCCACAGATCGGAGACGCCTCTGGCCACAACTCCGTCCGTGATATTCGCTTCCGGTACACCCGCGTCCTTCAGAAAAGCCACGACCTCATCGAAATACTCCTGGATCGTGTTAGCCTGATACTCGCCGGCACCCAGCGCTTCAATTACTCCGTTAAGTGTTGCCATCGGTGTCTCCTTTCCTGCTTACAGACCGACCTTGGTGATGGTGATGTCTCCGCTGGAGAGCACCGCGCAGTACAGGGATCCGTCTGCGACGACGTCGGCAGATCCTGCCTGCGGCTCTTCGAAGACTCCGCTGAGGTAGAATCCCTCGTACTTGTAATCTGCCACGAAGTAGATCGTGGCGCTGGCGCCGGTGATGTTGCAGCTCTTGAGAGGCTGGTCGCACAGCTTGATGCCGGTGGTGGAGATGGTGAAATCTCCCTCGACGTCGGACGCGCTGGCCTTGGCCATTGAGCTGTTGTTGCTGTCCTGCTTGAGGATCACCGCGTACAGTGAAATCAGATCTGTTGCCTGAACAGGCACGATTCTATCTGCGTTTATCATTTCTTATGCTTCCTTTCTTTTCTTTACGAGGGCAGGTCTGCGGCAGCCCATTTGCCGGATTTTACCGTCAGGACCTGTCCGTTATTGCTCGCTGTCACTGCGGGCAGCTCCGGAGCTATCGCAGCGGCGACGATACCAGCGATCAGATGGATCGCCTGGTCATTCGTTGTCGCGGTGAAGTCCGTGGCTGTGCCGCCCAGGGCGACGTATACTTCTTTTAACGCCTCAACATTAGTCATGTTTCAGCCCTCCTTCTCAGCCTTTCTTGATCAGGTAGAATCCCTCGGGATTCAGGATCTTGCCGTCGCAGACCACCAGGGCCTTGTCGACCCATTCGTTGGTCTCTTCGTCATAGTACCTGCGCATCGTGAACCCAAAGTTTTCGTTGATGGCGTACTGATCCGGCTGCCAGTAGATGCCGATAACATCGTTGGCGCTGGCGGTATCGAAATCGGGAAGCACATCGGGCTCCACCAGGAAAAGATCCCTTCCGAAGAAACGACCGTTCGGGAACCTGTCGTCGCCGTCTCCGACTTCGAGGCCAGAACTCTGGCGGAAAATCGGGTTGTTGTTGCTGTCCGCCATGGTCTCGAGATAGCTGTCGACTGTGGAGGAAGCGAAGATGAATTCACCACCACGGTATCCGAGAGGCAGGGCTGCGAAGAAGGTCTTTCTCCACTCAGTCCAGTTGGACATCTTGGCCGCTGTCATGGTGACGTTGTGGGTCACTCTGGCGTCGTTGAGGATGCCGAGCATCTGGCCGTCTCCGGATCCGAGGACGATGCCCTTGTCCATGGCCTCAAGATAGGCGATGGCGATGATCTCTGCGAGCCTGGTCTCGAAGGAGCTCAGGGTGAGCAGGCTGCTCAGGAATGTCTGAGCGATCCTGATCTCGGCGACGTTGTACTTGAAGGACACCTTGCCGAGAGCGTCGGTCTTCTGACGCGGGGAAACCGTGGCTTCAGTGACCCACTTGAATGTAGCCCTGAGGGCTCCTACGGGCCACTCGATGCCGCCGGGCACGGACAGCTTGCGAACCTTTGAATAAAGGTTACCGTAGCGCTTCTTGACGGTGTTGATGACGTCGTTCATGACGGTCACAGGGATTGCTGCGCCCGATTCCTGGGTGCTGATCACTTCGCCGTTGCGGGTGATGGGTGCGCCGGTCAGGGCAAACTGCCTGAAGGCATTTCTGTACTCCATGGAAGCGAAGTAGTCTTCCTCGCTTCTTGCGTCAGCCTCGGGGGCCTGGAAAGACGCACGAACATTGTTGTGCAGTTCTGCGGTCTGGGGAACTTCCCTGGACTCAGCCGCTCTCTGCTCGGCGGCATGAAGAGCGTCGAGCTGTGCCTGTGTCTCGCGGATCTCGGCGTTAATGCCTTCCGCTTCTGCGGTCAGAGATCTGACTTCATTCACATCGGTGGATGCTTCGATCAGTGAGCGGATCTCTGCCAGTCTGGCCTGTCTCTTCTGGAGCAGGTCTTTCAAAAACTTTTCCATTCTTAACTCCTTTAAAGTTTAGTTAGTGCGAGGGCTTTCACCTTCGCCAGTTCCAGCTCACTCTCCAGTGATCTCTTCGCGCTCTCCAGCGCGGCTTCCTTTGCGCTTTCCAGCGCTGCCTTGTCATTCTCCAATGATTCTGTATATCGTGCGGATATTGAAGTCCCTTCGTACGCCGGGAAGGTCACGGCGCTGATCTCCACGATCCGTTCGATGCTTGTTATTGTCCGGAGCGGATGGTCGGTGTTTAGATCCTCCCACTTGTCCTCTCCGATCACGAACATGAAGGACATCTTGTCCATGTCACCGCGGCGGACAGCCGCGTAATAATCCTGAGCCTTCGGGCTGTTCTCTATGTCCAGGTTTGCCCGGAAGTACATTCCCATGTCGTCGAATCCGATCTGCATGGTGCTGTTCTCGTTGTTATTGCGGCTCCTGGCGTATACGTAGCTGGTGTCATGGTTTAGGCAAAGCCTTACGTCCCGCAGGTCGCAGTTGGCCAGGGCGTTCCGGTCGATGATCTCATCAAAGTATCCCAGGTTCGTTCTTTCATTAAAGACCACCGGACGGCCTTCGATCACTCCCTGGCCGGCTTCTTCTCTCGTTTCAAAAGTCGAGATATAATCCCTTGTTATCAGTTTATTGGTCGGCATTTAGTAATCCTCCCCCGTTATCTCCTTAAACTCTTCCTCCGTGATCCAGCCCTTCTCGACCGCATCACGGACTTTACCGATGCCCCAGAGGCCTTTGTCGTAGTAATGTTTAACCTTCTGATACTTCTTCGACATCTTCCGTGTCCTCCTCTTCCAGCTCGATATCGCTCATCATGGCGATGTAATCCAGATCTGCCTGGAGCTTCTCGACTTTGTTCATGATCTCTTTCAGTTGCACCTGCTGCTTGGGTATGTACTCCATTTGCTTACCATAACCTTTCGTAATATTGCTTCATTCTGTTTATCAGACGGTATGAATCGCCGTGCTTCGCGTGGGCAGCCCACGATGCAAAGCAGGCGTCGACTTCTTCCTTTGCCATAAGCCCTCTTCGGACTCTCGCCGCCTGCCGTTTCAGCTTACGCTTCTCGTGCTTCAGCTTCTTCGGCAGAATCCGCATCACCACTTTCCCCGTCTGTGTCAGCCGAAAACTGAAACCGAGGAATTTGACCGGCTGCGTCGTCGGAAAGATCTGCGTTTTCTTCGTGCTGAGGCTCAGGCCGATCCCGGCCAGCTGCTCCTCGATCTTCTTCCAGCAGTAAATCAGATACGCCTTGTCCTCGTGGATCAGGATGAAATCGTCCATATATCGGATATAGTGCCGGATCTTCAGCGTCTCCTTGACAAAGTGATCCAGATCGTCCAGGACCGCCAGTTCTATCAGTTGCGATACCTGCGACCCGAGCCCGATGCCGACATCGAAGGAATTGATGATCCTCTCGACTTCGCACATGGCCCAGTTGTTATCGATACGTTTTCTCATAGCCGCGATGGCCACATCGTGACGTGTGGATCCGAAATAATCACTGATATCGCATTTCAGGATGTACCCGGTTCTGTGTTTCCTCCAGAAGCGCTGCAGGTGGCACTTGAGCCGTTCTCTGGCGAAATCCGTGCCCTTGCCTTCCTGACATGCGCAGTTGTCGTATATAAAGCTCTTGCCAACCTGCTCTGTCAGATAGTTGTCGCAGAGGCTGCGCTGGAATACCCGGTCCTTGATTCTTGTTGAGACGATCCGCCGCTTCTTCGGTTCGTATACGTAGAAGATCGTGTACTTGTCAATGTCATAAGTACCGTCTAGGAGGCTCCGTCGGAGCTTCGCGATATTTACGAGGCCGTTCTTGACATAGCCAGCGACGGAATCCTTCCACATGACATTCTTACGGCACTTGAGCATCGCCCGATACAGGGCGTCGAAACTGCAGACTTTTTCTTTTACTTCATCCATATACTGTGTGTAGCCGTACTTATCCTCGCGGGTAAACGGCATCAGCATATCCTGTTCGCCGTTCCGGCCGGGATAACGATTCCTTGCATGTAAGGCATTGATTTCCCTTCTTTCGAAGTTACTTTAAACGAGCAGTTTACTTACAATCTGGGGCCAGCCCGTTAGAATTGTTGGCATTGTTGTTGTTCAAAGATCCGTCGGTATTGACGTTGCGCTCATTGTTGGCGTTGCCCGAGTTCGGACTGCGTAATTTCAACCGTTACCCCTGAGTTCTTTCTTCCTCCATGCACGGATCAGATTCTGAACGTCATGGAGTTTTCTTGACCATGTGTCGATCCGGTCTGCATCGACTCCGAACGTCCTATAGGCGATGTCCATTACGCCCTCAAGCGCGTATGTCTCGGAAAGAGCCATCGTCTGGTATCTTTTCCGGAGCTGGTAATCCTCGTCATCTCTGACGTATACCGCGTTCGCTTTCAGGCATAACATATGTATCTCAATGGCGGAATTGACGATCTTACCCGTCAAGCACCAGCGATACCTTTTAGGGAAATACTTCTCATTGGAACAGATGGTGACCGTATAATCCGCGAGATCTCTCGCTTTGGTTATAACGGTCAGCTCACCCTCCGACCTCTGAGATTTAACTACGGTCACGGGGTCTCCTCATCGGCCCCTGTCGGGGCCGATTCCAGATTGGAGATTAGCGTGCAAGCTGGGGCCAGCCCGTGAGAACTGAAGGCAGTGTAGCCGTTCAAAGACCCGTCGGTACCGACGACGCGCCCATAGTAGGCGCTGCCCGAGGTCGGACTGCGTAACCACCAATACCTAGCTGTGCCTGCCTGCGTTTTCTTTCTCCTGTCTGTGTCCTCTTCGTAGAACGGGAATTCCGCTCCCTCGGAGATGTTATTTTCCAGCGTGCCGAAGACCTGACTTCTCGAGGCGAGCCAAATCTTATCCTCTATTGTTTCGGAACCGCCTCCATCACAGACGGTATTCTTGGCGATGGTTTCGATAGGTGTGCCTAACGTCCGTACGAAGTCAGGGTCAACTCTATACAAGAACCCCATGCTCGTGGCGTCGGAAGGTCTGGCCCAAGGATTCTGCGGTGTCCAGCCGTAGGGGGAGGCATCGGAGTTGATAATCTGACGGGCTGCCGACTGGACGTAGCGGTTATTACCCAGTCTCGCCCGCTGACAGGAGTTCGTATACGTACCGAAAGTGTTATATACATCCTCCAATGCCGTACCATCCGACCCTTCAGTCATGGTCACTGTTTCGATAGCAGTAGTGTCTGACGGCGAGGCATACGTTGAAAGCGTCGTGCCATCGAATGTTACGTTATAACTGCCGTTAATAACTATCTGTCCGCCTGCCGGGATGTCCTCAGTCAGCGTAAACTGGAAGTTCTTGCCGACATCCGCAGCGACCCATGGGTTGGCTTCAACGAGGAAATGGTACGTCCCCGCTGCCAGTCCGTTCTCGAACCAGTACAAAGCCTCCTTGGCGCTAAAAACTCTCTGCTGCCACACATCGTGCAGCTGTAACGTCATGCTGTGCTGAATGTTCGCGTCAGAGAAGGTTTCCGCATCGAAGGCTACGATGTCCCATGTGAGGGACTCTCTGGTCGGTGTGACGATGATCTGGTCACCCTCAACGGGGTCACCGGTAGCAGTGATGCCGTACTCGTCCAGGAATACCGGATCTGGATCATAATGCCATGCCGTGCCGTCCCATACCAGCAGATGCCATGCCTCACCGTCGAAGGCAAACTGATCCTTTTCGTGAGCCTCGCCTATCTTAGCCAGATACTCATCGATGTCCACGACTGCAGAGAATACTCCGGTTGAAGCTCCGACGCTGACGGAGGCCGACGTCATCCTGTAACAAACCAGCTGGTCACCAACGGAAAAGACCGTCGTATGCAGCCCGAGGGCGATGAGCCTCTGGACCGTGTCCCATGTGTTGATCCCGAAGCCCAACCCGATCAGGGCGTGCAGCAGGACCTCGATACGGCTCTGCGGCGGAACGATCTCTACGTCCTTTCCAAGGAGTTTCATCAGCAGGGCCTCGTTCCGGCTCTGCGGATCTCCGAGCTCGTTCACCTGTCCCAGCAGGTTTGCCAGCAGAGCTTCGTTTCTGCTCTGCGGTATGAAATTCTCAATATCCATAAATCACCTCTCCGGTTAAATATCTTCTTTCGTTTCGTCGATGACTTCCACGTCCATGTCTCCCGCCTTGGCCTTTGATAGCTGATACTGCTGGGCGATATCCACTGACACCCAGTTGAGGGACATGTACCTCACGCCCTCCAGTTCCGGCAACGGCGTGAATCCGAAGATCACCCGCTTCTCGTTCTCATACAGGCTGCCGGTCGGCGAGAGCAGGTTCACGATGCTGATCTTCTGATCAGTGGTCATGAAAATCAGCTCCTTCGGATAGAACTTGACTTCGTTACCGAAGGCCCGCTCCCTCTCGGTGAAGAGCTTCTTCGTGAACGCCTGGGAGATGTTGAGGATCAACTTCTCCAGGCTTTTCTGATAGAACGCTTCGTACTGGGCCTTCGTAAAGTCGCCCACCAGGATCGGCAGCGGCACGCCCCAGTTCCGGAGGATCTTCTCGTCCACGAACTTCAGCGTGGACTCGTCCACGAGCTGCGTGTTTCTCGGGAACGGCGTGAAGTCGTACTTCAGATCCATCGGCAGGAAGCCGCTCTGGCTGTTCTCCAGCTTCTTCTCGAGCTCCCTGATGTTCCTTTCCATGGTACCGTCATCGAGCATCGTGTTATACTTCACGGTGCCGTTAACGGCATAGCTGGCCTTCATGGCCTTGGCCACGCCGTTGAGCAGGTCCGCGTTCAGCTCCAGGGTCTTCAGGATCGCGTTATTGTTCGGCTGACCCATGCGGTCCCCGCCCATGTACTCGTTTAGCGCGTAGTTATACTTGATATGGATCACATCGTCGTACGGGATCGTGGTATCCCATCCCGTGGCAAACATGAAATGTACATAGATCCTGCCGGAGGCGTCCTCGATGAAATCCACCTGCGTCGGCTGGATCGGCCAGAGGGCCTTATACCGCCGGTGCTCCGTGCCCTCGCTGTCGAGCCAGCTGTAATACGTTGGGATCACGAAAGCGTTGAAGTTGAGCAGCAACAGCCAGCAGGTCTTCTCGATCATTTCGCTGGTGGTCATCAGTGGATTCGGGTTATTCAGGACGGTCTGCAGCGTGTCCGCCACCGGCGTCTCGTCGGATCCCTTCTTCCGGATGTGTGTCGGAACGGTCTTTGAGATCTCGTCCACGATGCACTTCAGGGCCTGCTGGACCACGTCCGAGGCGTAGATGTTGTCGCCGTAGTACGAGAAAAGCGGCATGTATCCGCTCAGCGTCGGCGCCCACTTGCTCCCTTTAGGTGTCCTATGAAATAGCTTGTCAAATATTCCCATATCATCTCCCCAGGCTGGTTATCAGCTCTGTCCTGTATCTTCTCAGCATCTCGTACGCCATGATCAGCGCGACGCTGCCGTCGATTTTTCTTTCCTTCTCATTCTTTACCTTAATCGGCATCATCTGGCCGTTGCCCCACATCTGCACGGACGTGTTCAGCAAACACCACTTGTCGATCTCGTTATCGTTGAAACAGATCAGATGATCCTGCAGATCCGCCTCCACCAGCTTCATGGGGCTCGTCAGTACGTGCCGGCTCTGATAGATCATCTCGTACTCGAAGCCGTAGTCGTCGAGCCTCTTCAGAAATTCCTTCGCGAACTTCTGATCATACCCGATTTTGTAGGTCCTCAGCTCGTACTCTTTGTACAGCTCGTAGAACCAGTCCGCCACCAGGCTGACGTCGACCTCGTTGCCGGGAACGACTCGAAGGAGGTCCCGACGGGCCCATTCCTCATACTTTGCCCCGGCCTCCTTGTCGTCGCTCTTTGAGAGCTTCGATTCCGGGATCCAGTACATCTGGTAGATGTATTTCCGGTCATCATCGGGCCTCAGCATGAGTATCTTTGCGGCGCACATATCGGTAGTCTCAGCCAGGTCCGCCGCTCCCAGTACCATACTACCGCGGAAGGATTCAAGTGAATAGTCCCCTCCGTTCTCCACGTTTTCTATGTCAAGCCACGCTTTTGCGTCGTTGACTTTGAAGTCGAAATCCTTTGAAAGTACGAACATCCTGTCAGATCTGCTCTTCCTGGCGGCGTCCACCTGCTCACGCATGTAGTCCCAGCGCTTGATCGTCCCGAGGGACGGGTTGCTCTTCACCCAGGTGCGCTCATCCTGCCAGATCTCCTGCTCGCTGTCCTGGGTGTACAGCCATGGCAGGTACCTCTCGGCGCTGATGCTATCATCTTCCCCATTGAGGATCGCCCTGGCCTTCTGAAGCTCTTCGTCCAGGAAGCCGCCGTTCACGAAGCCCTCGGTTGTTATGAGTATAAGTTTCGGGTTCGGCTTGAGGCTCTGGCTCTGCTCGATCGACTTCACGACCGTGTTGTCCTTCATCTCGTGGACCTCATCCACGATCCCGTAATCTATCGACCGGCCCTCCTTGTTTCTGGTCTTGTCGGAGATCTTGAAGACCTTCGTATTCGTGACCAGGTTCCGGATGTTCTGCTGATTCCTCCAGGTGTCTTTGCTCTTCGGATCTATCATCTGCCGCATCGTGTCGATGGCCACGTACAGGATGTTGGCCTGCGCGTCATCGTTGGAACTGCAGACGATGTCCGCACCCGCAGGACCGAGGATCATCTCCGTCAGGGCCATGCCGGAATTAAGTTCCGACTTGCCGTTCTTCCTAGCCTGCAGGAGCAGGGTCCTCCGGAACCGATCCGTGCCGTCGGTTTTCATCTTGAAACCGTACAGCGCGGATATCCATGCCTTCTGATATAGCATCAGCTGCATCGGCTGGCCATAAAAGGGCGACTTCGTGAGCTTTACACAGCCTTCCATGAACCGGATCCTCCTGTCGGCCTCCCTGGTGTCGTAGTCATACCGATCGCCGTGCAGGTCCTCGTCGAGCCTCTCCAGCTCCAGCCTCAGTTCCCTGCCGATCAGGATCTCGCCGCTTCTGGTCTTTTCGATGTATTCCTCCAGGAAGCCGTTCGTCCTGGTGATCATTCCATCTCCTCCAGCGCGTCAAGGTATGCTCTCAGCGGGCTGATCTCCTCCTGGCCGGTCTTCCGGAGGATCCCCGTCAGGATCTTGATGCAGTTGTTGTACTGCTGGAGCAGCTCCTTGTATTGACGGGCCGCTGCCGTGGGTTTCTGATCCGCTGGGTTCTTCGGATTCACCCGCAGGAACGGCATGGCCCTCAGTTCGGTCAGTCTGCCCTCCAGGAAGACCACGTCCTCGATCATCGGACGCACGACGTCCGCCTCTCCCTCCATATCGGCGAAAATTCCGG